TATGGTATATCTGAACGTGAAATACTTATGGTTGGTGCTAAAGAAAGTAGTCTTATGACCAACCCTGCAGCAAAGAACATGTTTCAAATATTAGCTACACCTGCTAAAGAAGCAGGAATTGATCTCAAGAAATTAAACAATTCTAATAATCCAGTGGATCAGTTAAACGCTCTAGAAAAATATTTAGATCGATGGAATTACGCAGAGTATAACGGATCAGTTCCTTTAGGTCTGTTGATTGCTGCACCTTCAGCAAGAGATAAAGACAAAGATTTTGTAGTATATAAAGAGGGAAGTAAAGCACTAGAAGGAAACCCTAAGTGGGCAGGTGAAGATGGAAATGCTACAGTAGAAAGTATTACTAAATTTTATAGAGGTGACGCATAATGTCTGAAGTATTCAACAGACCTATTCCAGGGCAATCCCTAACAGATGAACCCAAGAACTATCCTTGGGAAAGACCCCCAGAAATAACAGAACCTAACGAGGTAGTGAGATATCACCTTGATAGGATCTCTGATCCAGAGGTAATAGATAATATCTTCTACGCTCTTGATATGGGTATACCAGTAAAGGTTCTCACTGATTCAATGATGACAGGTGCAGTAGGAAAAGGTGTTCACGATATTGACAAAAGTTTGTTAGTTGAACGTATAGTCCGTAAGGCAGTAATGAAAATGGCTGACGCTGCAGGTGTAGAATACAAAGAAACTTTTGCTAAAGAAGAATTATCAGCAACAGAAAAAGCTGCTATGCTAGTAAGGGCTGTTGACAAAACTCCTGAAGAAGAACGTGATAAAGGTTTTGAACTTTTAAAAGAGATAAGTGAAACAGCAACATCAGAAGCAGAACCTGACGAAGAGTCTGACATGATAGATGATGATGTTGTTGTTGAAGATAAACCTAAAGGTTTGATGGCGAGGTAGTAAGATGGGTTTTTTTGGTAGGGTTACTGCAGGTGCTTTCCTTGGCGGTCTAGCTGAGGACATGAAAGAAAACAGACAATACACAAAAGAGAAAAAAGATAATATAAAAGAGTATCTTACTCAACGTGGCATTGAACGTAGACAAGAAGTAAATAAGTTTCGTGACTTGCTTGACAGGTCTGTAGATTATTTACAATCTAAAGATTTAGATAACAGATCTATTAATGCTTTGCTTACCGACAATCCAAGAGAAGTTCTTAGGCTTGCTAAAGCTGCACAAGCAGCAGAAGAAGAGGGTAGGCTTTCAAGCAATATTCTTAAACAAGCTGTTGAGGTTGCTTCAGACTTTCAAGGGGGTGATCTAACTCCGTCAGAGTTAATTAAGAAAGCTACTCCTTACTTTGAAAAAGGAGATATGGGTGAAAGACCAGAGCAGGTTGAGCAGAACTTACTACAAAAAATGTTTGGTGAGAAATCATCACAAGATATTATGTATGATGCCTACGGTGAAAGTATCTTTGGTGACGTAACTGGTGCTGATGTTTTTGCTAGTATGTCTGCTTCACCTATAAGAGGAAGAAAGAAAGACTCAACAACTAAAGTAGATCTTGGAGTCCTGTCGGATGATGCAGGGTTTGATCGTGACTTGTTAGAGGATGCAAGGGATGAGCTTTATAGATCCTATGATAAGTGGTTAATAAATGAAAAAGAGCGACTAAAAAATCAGAAAGAAGATGCTGCAAATGCAGATATAGAAGCAGATATTGATATTCAGATAAACAATCTATTAACAGTAGAGAGAGAATTTGGAAGTGATCCTTATCAGTATTATTATCAACTAATGTTAATACACAAAGACCTTGCTCAAAACTGGTTTAATACTAGACCAACTTACAGGGCGGCTCTATTAGATACAGCTTACTTTCCAGATGGAACGGCTGAACTTTTTGGGGATACAGAAGAAGAATGAGTACTTATCAAGAACGTAAAAAAAGAATAGATGAGTACTTCCAGGGAGGTGGAGGCACAGGAAGACCAACTGAAATAAAAAAGCAGGAGGGTCTTTCTCTTATTGAAACGTTATCTATTGATGATAACTACGGCATCATTAAAGATTATATGTCTGATCGATTCGGTATGGAAGAAACTGAGTACGATAAAAGAAAGATCATTGACTCTTACATAAATCAAATGAGAAAGTTTAACGCAGGTCAATCTGTTGTTGCTGTTACTGAGTTGACACATCTTAACTCAGGAGAGGGTGATGAACTTGATGCTAGACGTGCAAAGGCTTCTCAAGCTTACGAGTTGTTTGACAGTCTTGGTGGTGCTTTCAGTAAGGACAGAACAGTAGGAGAGAAGCTAGATGCTGTAGGTGACTACGCAAGAGCACTTGTAGTTGACCCACTAAATTTAGTGTCTCTTGGTGCAGGTAAGTTGGCTGCTGCAGGAACTGCTAGAGTAGCAGTACAAGGTTCAAAAAAATTAGCTTTAATAGGAGCAAAAGACTTAGCTTTTAGAGCAGGTAGATTAGCAGCTAGTAACGCTGCTAAACAAGGATTAAAGAAACCTGTTGTTCAAAGGATTCAAAGGGAAGCAACACAGAAAGCTTTTCAAGAAGCTCTAAAGAAATCAAAAAGAAAAGTAATACTAGATAAAGCAGACAGAAAAGCTGTGCTTGGTAGCCTTAAGTTTGATATTGGTGCTGCAGGTATTGTTGATTATACTCAGCAAAAATCTGAAGTAGCTTCAGGATTTAAAGATGAACTAGATTTTTTTCAGACAGGGTTATCGGCTGTAACAACTGGTCTTGTTGGTGGTGGTCTTGCACAAGCAGGTTTTATATACAGTAAAAAATTAAATAAGAATATACCTCTTGCTTCTATTGAGTTAGACAGGTCTTCTCAAATTCAAAAAAGTTTAGATGATAGCTTAAACAAGTTAAGTAAGAAAGACAGAAAAAAAATACTTGCTAGTGCAGACGTAACTAAAGCTTTACTTCAACTTAAAGAAAACACTAGTAAGTGGGCGCAGAAAGTTGCAGACGGTAAAGAGTTAGCTAAAGTTTCTGAAGATCCTAAAGCTTCTATTGATTATGATACTGAGTTTGCTGTTATGTTCTTTAATGGTAAGAAGGACGTTCAACTAGAAAGAGCAGACGATGCAGGGTTTCAAGGTCTTGTTCAGATACTAGCAAAAGCAGGTTACAAAAAACCACCTGATATGAGATTTACACATTTCTTAGGAGAGGCTTTTGAGGATCTATCAAAAGAAAACAAGGACATTGTTCTTGATGCTTACGATGCTTTAAAGAAATCATCAGACCAACTAAAAGATTTTAACTTTGAAGAGTTTATAAAGTTAGATGCTGCTGCAACTTCTAAAGCAGGTCAGATACTTCAGATTAAATCTCAGGGTCAACAGCTAATGAACAAGCTTGGTCTAGATGAACCAACACCGGAGCAAGTGGCACAGGCTGTAATAGATCCTGTCAATAAAACTACTTACGAAAAAATAAAAACAGGAGCAGTAGATTTTCAAAGTTATCTTATAAGATCTATTATTACACACCCTGGAACAACAGCATTAAACATATATGGTTGGAAAGCTGCTACTATAAATCAAAGTATTTCAGATATGTTAAGAGCAGGTTTGTATAGTGGCAATGCTCTAATTAAAACTGTTGGAGGTGATATAGAGAACGCTGCTAAGTATAAAAAATTAGCTGTGTCTATGATGGATCTTCAAAGGCAGAAGGTCAGAAACATGGTTGACCCCTTTGGAACAAAGGATCAAATCTTAGATTACATGGCTGTAAGACCAGAAGCACAAAAAGAAATATTCAGGTATCTTAATGGTGGTGTTGAAGTCAAAGGTATTCTTGACGAATTTGAAATGAACCCTGCCAACATTAAAGATAAAAAATTTCCTCAAAAAGCTAATGAATTATTTGAAACTTTATACGCTGTTAAAGCTCAAGACTTTATCACAAAGACTCAAGAGTTTGCGTATGCCATAGATAAACAAATAAGAATAAAATACGGAAAAACTTTTAATGAGTTCTTGCAGGATGATGAGCTAGTAAAGTATCTATCAAAGCCTGGAACAGACATGTTCAAAGAGTTTGCAGAGATAGAAGCTAGAGCAGTTCAAGATGCTTTGCGTAATACCTTCTCAAAGAAGTACGGTGGTAATGATGGCTTTCTACAACAAACTGCAAACTTTATAGAGAATATTAGAAACTACCCTGGGGTTGGGGTGCTTGCACCCTTTGGGCAGTTTTGGAATAACAGTATGGCTTTTATGTTTGATCATTCTGGTATTAGTCTTATGAATAAGTACACGTTAAGAGCAGGTGGAAAAGAGGCACAAAGTAGAGACACTATGGATTTGTTTACTAAAGCTGCTGTTGGTTGGGGTGCTCTTACTATCGGAGCTTTCAAACAATATGAGAATTTAGAAGAGGGTCTTGCTTGGTACGAAGATAGAGATGACTCTGGTGCAGTAGTAAGTTATCTTTATGAGTACCCAAGGAACGTACCAATGTTGGTAGGTAGGATGGTTGCACACCAGTACAGAGATGGTGCAGTACCCACTGATTTACTCAAAGCTTTTGGTGACAACTTTGGTACTCGTGCTTTAACAAGAGATTTTGGTGACGCATATGGTGCAGTGATGAAAGGTTTTCAGTTAGCTGCAGAAGCTCAAGATCAAGAAGTACTTAGTCTATCAGGACAATTTGCAGGTGAAATTTTTTCACAGTACGCATCTGGTCTTACGAGGAGGCTTGAACCAGTTAATCAAACACTTGCTATGCTTAGAGGTGAGGACTACGAGGTAGTAGATAAAAAACAAGGGGTTAAATTTGTTAATGATTCCTTGAGATACACTGATGAAATATTTGATTGGGTGCTTAGTGTTGCAGATGCTGAGGAAGCAAGAGAGTTATTAGGTAAAGGTGGCAAAGACAAAAAAGAAAAGGCTTTGTCAGACGAGCCTTTGCCTGTACCTATAGGAAAAATTGTAGGGTATCGAGAAGTTCAACCTTCCTCAACAATTGAAAAACTTTTTAACGATATTGGTAGACCTAACTGGAGTACAGGAATAAGAAACAAATCTCCTGAAGCTATCAATCATTACAATAAATATGTAAGACCTCAGATAGAAATGTTAGCTGATGTTGTTCTTTATAATAATGATTGGGATAGTATGTCTCTAACAGACAAACAAAACTCTGTTAAAGCTATCTTGAGGGTAGCTAATACAAATACTAAAAAAGCAATTAAACAATCTTTAGATCCTAACGAAAAGAAAACAAGTCTTATCTTCTCTATAAAAGGTGCAAGCTCAAAAGAAAGTTTGAGAAAAGCTTTGGAATATTTTGACGTTTCTGAAAAGAATTTGTTTGAGCTAGATGTAAATCAACTTTACATTCTTGAAGACATGGTAAAAAGATTTGAGAAAGATATTAGAGGAACAGGTAAAAGGTTAGGGATAGAATAAAAAAAACCCCCAGACTTAACTGAGGGTTTTAGTTTAAGAAGATTTATCTCTACTCTTTTTATATTCAAGCATAAGTTTTGAGTACTTGTATGCTTGGTTTACAATCTCTTCTGATCGTAGATACTTTCCAGATCCTAGCAAACCAGACAGTGCAGCACCTGCAAAGTAATCCCTACTTGGTATATCACCAGTAGGAATCTCTTCTTTTATGAACTCTTGAGCTTCTTGTTCAAGGGTTTTTTTATTATCTTTACTCATTTATGTTTTTCAACCCACCTCTTACGAAGACGGTTTAAGTACCAGATAGCTTTGTCTATATCTTCTAGACCGTTCTTTTGTTCACACCTCCACATATACTTAAGAACGTTAGCAGCGTGAGGGGCAATAGCACCTGACATATTTTCTGTCATAGCTTCAATGGCTTCAATACACTCCAACTTTGATTGGTTGTAATGTATTGGTTTATTTACTGGATCAATACTCAAACACTCTCCACACTCATCATTATCATCTAAAAGGTTACCACACTTTTCGCAGTACCACGAACTTAGCTTTCCCCACTGCATTACTATTCCTTATCAATAATAATTAATTCTGCTTCAGTGTAGGGTATGTGATAGAATGTTTCTCGCCTGTCAACTCTTGCAAAGGAAGGTTTCTTAATAACATCATCAGTCATCTGAACTCCTTTTACTTTCCAAGCTTTAGTATACTCACAGTTGAGAACATAGAAAAACAAGTTATCTATTTCGTCTTGATACTTTTTAACTAATCTTTGTTTTCTTCCTGGGATTCTAACTTCTTCCCATTGAGAAGGCCATCGACTATCTGGTAATAAAGTAAACCCTCTATTACTTAAGTAGTCTTCACCCCACTGTGCCTTACGTTCAACCTCGTGGTAATAAGTTTTACCATCCTTGATTGAAACAACATCAGCATTATAATCTTCTTCTGTTGATAGTATCTCATGCCCTTCTGATTTTAAATATTTTATAAGGGCTTGCTTTGAAGGTTCGTTGACCTCGTTATAAACATCTGCTCTAAATTTTCTTCTGTACATACTGCCTCCGTTTTAGCTCGCATAGTAGAAGTTGTTGCTCATAGTCAGACATTATAGGCCAATTCCTTATTTCGTCAATAGTTCTTTTACAAGCTAGGCATAAACCATCATCACCTATTTCACAGACTTTTTCACAGGGTGATGGAGTGCTCCCAAATCTAGGAGCAATCCCCCTGCGTACATGAGGTATGCTCATTCACACTTACGAAGTCCTGTTGTAGGATCAAAGTAACAAGCACCACCCTCATCTATGAAGTCTTGTGTCTCCTCAATGACATCTTCATCTACTATTTCTTCAGAGGAAGAGGAGCTAAGTATTCCCATACGTTTTCCTGACGCTCTAAAAGTTGTACATCCAGAAGCACCGCCATCGTAGGCATCCATGTAAATCTTTTTAAAGTCTTCCCAGGATACATCATCGCCAACGTTACAGGTTTTACTACAAGCAGAGTCAACAAACTTAGAAGCAACATTAAGAACTTTAACGTGGTCAAACACTGACAGTTCGTTAGCTGTTTTACCTTCTACTTTAAAGACACGATAGCCGTAGTCTTCTACTCTCTCAGTTCTTTCACCGTCAAACTCTTGAATCTTTCTGTCATAAAAAAGATTGTAAGGTGGTTCAATACCAGAAGAAACATTGTCTGCTGACAAACTTATAGTTCCTGTTGGAGCTACAGATAACAAGTGACTGTTACGAATACCAAAGTCACTTATTAAATCTCTTATGTTATCTGGTAACGTCTTTGCAAAATCAGAGTCAAGGTAGGCTTGAGTAAACAAAGGAAAAGCACCCTTTTCAATAGCAAGCTCAACAGAAGTTGTGTAAGCTACATCTCTTATAACACCCATAATTTCTTCTAAAGTCTGCAAGAATCTTTCACTGCCATAATGAAACCCTAAAGCTTCAATAGCGTTAGCCACACCAGTAACACCAAGACCCATACGCCTTTTGCTTTTAGCTTCTAGCTCTTGTTCTCTCAGTGGGTAGGTTGCCCTATCTACAACGTTGTCCATTGCTCTGACAACATGCGGAATGTCATTACGAAGTTGGTTCATGTTGAACACGTACTTACCCTCGTGATCAATGACGTACTTAACTAAGTTAAAAGATCCAAGAAGACATGCACCGTTTGGAGGTAAGGGTTGTTCACCACAAGGATTTGTAGCTGCTATTGTTTCGCAATAACGTAGATTGTTTTTGTTGTTGATCCTGTCAATAAAAAGAATACCAGGTTCAGCCCAATCCCAAGTACTTCTCATGATCTTATCCCAGAGAGCACGAGCATCGACTGTCTTACGTACCTCTCCGTTAAACACTAGATCAAAGTCAGTACCTTCCTTTACGGCTGTCATAAACTTGTCAGTAACACCAACACTAAGATTGAAATCTGTGAGGGCAGTCATGTTGTTCTTAGCTGTAACAAACTCTTCAATGTCAGGGTGATCAACACGTAACACACCCATCTGTGCTCCACGTCTGTGACCTGCTGAAGCAATTGTTTTACATACTGCATCAAAAATTCCCATGAAAGACATAGGACCAGATGATTTTGATTCCAAAGATTTTATCATTGCACCACGAGGACGTAGGGTAGAGAAGTCGTATCCGATACCACCACCTAGTCTCATTGTTTCCGCTGCACGTCTTGCGGCATCCATGATACCGTCCATGCTGTCTTCAATAGTTGTAGACACAAAACAGTTGTAAGGGGTCACACGTCTTGGTGCTCCCATAGCAGACTGCACCCTACCTGCAGGAAGGAAGCGTTGATTGTATAATATTGTTCTGAAGTTGTTGAAGTGACTTTCATTATCTTTAAGTGCTTCTGCCACACGGGTCATAGCATCTTTAAATGTTTCACCCTGTCCTCTATACTTCTCCTCGTGAATCCATTTTGAAACTTCTAGTGTTGGTCCATAGTCCTGTTCTACATTTGGTATGTTCATCTGTAATCTCCCGATCCTTTTATTGTTCCACGTTTCTCTCTACTGTCTAGCTTCTTCATGTTTTCTTTTACTACGTCATCAAGCTTTATATCTAAATGATTTAGTAAGCCTATAAAATAAAAAAACATATCCCCTGCTTCCAGTGTGACACCCTGTTTGTCTAGGGGTGTGTCATCTCTCTTATGTTTCTTTAGCTTCTCAAAGAACTCTCCTGTCTCTCCTATCAAACCCATAGTATTCTCTAAGAATCTTTTGTCACCAGAGGTAATCATTTTATTTTCTACCCACTCAGAGTAGTCCTCTAGATTGACTGGTTTGTTTTCCTCGAAAGCTTCAAAGTAACCCATGTCTTCTAAGTCTTGGTGTGTTAACATCATTTCTCCTTTGCATCTATTTCTATAATTTTAACATCATCTAAATCATATATGGTGTCCTGAATCCTTTCTTCAAGACTCCTCTTTATACTATCCGAAGCAATGAAGTTTGCTTCAGGATCTACATCTAATAGCATTGTCAATTCAAACAACACGAGAACCTCCAAGTTATACAAGGTAAATTTATTACGTCAATCTATTCTTTTGTCCAATTGTCAGGAATAGATTTGTCTGCGTATCGAAAGCCGTACTTCTTGCACCAGTCTCCGTAAGAAGACTTAGCACCTTTGTAAAGCTTGGCTCTACTATTCTGAAAAACAAAACGAATATCTAACTCAGGAAATTGTTTTGATATCTCTTTATGTTTACGTCTATCATTAGCAACAAAGCGTCCTTTTGTTTCAATGATAATACCGTTGGATAAAACAAAGTCAGGTGTGTAAGTTCTAAGCTTTATATCAACCCACTTAATTTTATTCTTTTCGTATTCAAAGTCTATGTCTTTTGAACGTAGTTCTCTAGCAACATCATCCTCAAAACCTGAGCGATACCCTGCTTTTATTGCTGATGCTCTGTACTTATTTTTGGTCATGGTAGGTAAAGTCTTCTGGAACATTGGGAGGCTTAACAACGTCAACCAAAAGTACGTCACCTGTCTTGTAAACAAAACGTCTTGTTTCAGGCCAACACTTCTTATTAAACTCACACCAACCACAAGAGGGATGAAGTTTTTTATTAGGACTTGTAGCTGACTGAGGTACTGGTTCGTATCCTTTATCAGGAATAATGCCTGATACCATCGTCTTTGCTTGCTCTATTTCTTTTTCTTTTTGTTCTATCTCTTCAGAGAAGTTATACACATCTAAGCATATGCCACCCCCTACTTTATCAACAACAAGAAAAGCTCCGTGTGTTTTGTTTGTTACCAGTGGATCAGTCTTAGCAGCATACACGTAAGAACTAAGCTGACTAATGTAACCAAAAGGATCTTGATCCCTCAAGCTACCCTCAGCAAATTTCTTGAACGAGTAAGGGGAAGCAGACTTAACATCCACTGTCATACCATCAATAACAGCATCCCTGTGACCTGCTAAATCATTGATGAATAAACGATCCTGTTGTCCTTCAACACGGTGACCAGACGCTTCAACGATAGAGAGAACCAACTCCTCAATCATATCGCCATAAAAGAACTTAAGTAAATCTGATGGAGAAACAGGCTTACTAGCTGCAGGTTCGTTTATCTTATACCAAAGTTTTCTTTTGCAAGGACTACCAATAGAAGAGAACGACAAATATCTTCTTGGTTTTTGTGGTGCTCTAAATCTTGAGGTAGCTGCCTTAGCTATCTTATCACCCATCCTAAGACTTATTATATGATCCCATCCATTTAATCCCTGGATGGTTTCCTCCATGTCTTTTACGAGTGTGTTAATACTTTTCATGGTCTTACCTTTTTATTTTTTAAAACCCCCACCCAAAACAAGGGTGAGGGAAAGCTTCTAGGGAGAAAGGACTTAGAAAAACCTAGAAGGGTATTGAGTCCTGTGGCTCTTGGGAGGAAGCGGAAGACTTAGAACCGCCAGAACTCTTTGAATGATCCTGAAACATTTGACGTGGTTGGGAGACACCACCTTCTGATTCATAGATCACATGATCTAGGACTTGAAGTCCAACTAATCGTGTACCTGTTCCCATCTTTGTGGGGTACACTTCAACTTTAACAATACCTTTGCTGCCATTACCGATAAGACCTTTGTCTTGAAGATCCCAAGACTTACCAGTTACATCAGCTACGATAGGTTCTCCACCCATCCAGTCTTGTATGCCAGTATGAGGACGTGACACAGTGATCTTGTGACCACCTTCTACCTCTTCAATTTTCTTTTTACATCCTGCGTCAACAAGAGACTTAGCAGTTTTCTTGTCAGTAATTACTGTAACTTTGTACTCACCGTTAGTCTCTACGTTCCATTCATTTTGATCACGATTAGACTCAAATACTTTTGCCCACTCGATTGTTCCTTTGATATCCATTTGTGTTGATGGCATATTGCCCTCCTTTTTTTTAAAAGATTAATACTGTAATACATAGTCTTTGGTTTATGGGTTGTCAATGGGTCTCAGCCCAATTTTTTCCTATATCATATGATCCTGGCGTAGGTATTTTAAATCCTAACTCCTGACCAGTTTCTAACATGCAGTCTGCTTGTATCTGCCCTAGTGCTCTAGCTTCCTCCTCTGTTCCTGTTACCTCTACTTGGTACTCATCATGGATGAACCCAACCATCTTAAACTTTATCCCTTCCTGTCTAGCTTTGTCGTGCCACTTGAGTAGACTGTGCTTCATCAAACAGGCTTCACCATTTTGTAGAATACCTGCCAAGGTTTTATGTGCGTTGGGTACTGGAACTTTACGTCCATCATACCCAGTAAAGTATCCTTGCTCTGCTACGTAGGGTACGAGTTGGTTCTTTAAATTATATAAACCATCAATACTCATTTCAAAACGTTTTCTGGCATGGTTTGCATAGCTCATATTTACGTTAAGTATCTGTGCTGTTTTTGCCATCCCTGCACCCAGAAGCCAAGCATAAATAAAAGTCTTTGCCATATCCCTAGTACCATCAGGAACATTCAAAGCTTTCTTGTTGACGTTGTGTATGTCTGTCTCGTCTTCTTTCTTTCCTGTCATTATAGCTTGAGCATATTGATCAGCATCAAAATGTCTCCAAAGATAATCAGCTAACACTCGCAGCTGAATACCGTCAGCATCCGTACCAACTAACCAAGAGCCTGATGGTACAGTCCAACAAGCACGTAAGTGTACATCAAATTGTTTCTTTACTTCATCTACTGCTGTCTTTGCATCACCATAAAAAGGTGAGGATATGTTAGCCGTGTTAGGTTCTTTGTGAGAACAGCGTCCTGTCCATGCTCCAATGTTGTTAATGCTGCCGTGTATCCTTAAATCTTCACCACACTGCCCTATCCACTCTGCCAGTGAGGAACGCCTACCTTCTAGTGTCAACCACTGGGCTAGAGCTTTCGCTCCTGTAGGTGCTGTCTCAGGAAGTGTGCTAAGGTTTGCCTCTGAAACTGTGTATCCGTAAATATCTAAGTGAGCTTTCTTTTTGTTGTAGAAATCCTGATCCATAGAAGCAATTGACTTCTTCCAGGGGTCACCAACCCTAGTTCTAGAAAAGTCTTTGGCAGTAGTTGTTTTGTCTACTGGTTTCCAGTCGGCTTCCCACAGTACATCAATACGATCTTTAACTGATCCAGGGTTAAAGCTAATCCAGTCAGAACAAATCAAGTCTTCACCTTCAGTGTGTGTCATACCATACTTTTGTTTTGCTTTTTCTACGGTAGACATTTCTGTACCATCCTTCTTGAGTCGGTACTTTATCCTGTTTACTTCCGTAAGCTTAGGTGGGAAGTCTATTTGAAATTGTTCTTCTAGTGTGTTCATCTTTGTCTTGACTGAGTTAAGAAGAAACTCTGCCTTTGTTTTATCAAAACAAAAACCGTAGTACTGAGTCCGTACTAATTCTATTTGTACATCGTGCTCAGTTCTTAAAGAGTTACGCCAATCAGGACTCCAAATAATATTGTTGAAGTGATCATACAAAGATTCTGTAACCTCGATGTCTTGATACCAGTAGTCAACCATATCAATGCTGAATTTAGAAAAGTCATTAAAGTCTCCTTTGTGTTTGTTTAATCTTATACCCCAAGCCTTAAGACTGTGAGGATACTGAGCACCCTTTGGTATAGCTATGTTGTAGTCAACCAACCTACTTATAATAACAGTATCAACAACCTTTCTTGGATCTATAAGCCCTGGTTTTAAAAGTTTGTTTAGCATAGGAGTATCAAACTGTAAAAAGTTGTGACCAACAATCAAGTCTGCTGTCTCGTACCACTTGATAGCTTCAGCCTTAGCTACTGGATCTTCGTGGCAGTTATCAAATCTTTTTACTTGACCAGTACTAAGATCTTTACCACCACAAATCCATAGCTTATCACTATCCAAAAGACTGTTAGTCTCTATGTCACTGACAACTATTCTCATACGTTAAATACCACCTCTTCAAGTAGGGTAGTCTCTGGATCGTAGTAAACTGATCCTGACTTACCTAACTTTGCAAAGGGTCTGTTCTTGTCAATAATAAATTGGGTAGTATTACGTTCAGTTTCGTCTTCTGACTCAACGTTACGGCTGAGTTTAATACAAATGATTGCTTCTTCTTCCAGTGAAGAGGCGTACTTTGTTCGTCCATCATCATTAACCTGTGATATAAATACGACACCAATGTTTAATTCTTTTGCTAGCTGCGCCATCCTAGCACCAATAGTAGTGAGTGTACTAGTGGCGGCATCTACACCAGAGTTTGATAGATAGGCTAGACGTTGAACGTGATCTATAAAGATGTACTCTGCACCATAGACTGTTGCTGACGTTCTTACATAATCAAGAACCATCATAGGATCGTCATGTCCTTCCATGTAGAACACAACAGACTTGTTATCTCCACCTAATTTTTGTGCAGCATCAATCACTTGCTGTTCTGTAAAACCATTTGCTTCTGTGTCTTCTTTAGTTCGGACATTCTTACCTAGTTCGTAGGTTGCCATGCCTCTGTAAGTCATACCTTTCATCTCTTCCATGTGTAGCATTGCTACCTTAGTTCCTTGACGTAACAACCCCACCTCAAAGTACCTGACTAGTTCAGTCTTACCCTGTCCTCTGAGTGCTTTGATAAATGTTAGACCACCCTTAACAAGGCCACGCATCTTATCATCTAAGCCAGTGTGTCCGGTGGGTACGTACTCATAAGGGTTCTCTGTTTCTATTGCTTCTTTGATTGCTAGATCACCAACAAAAAAGTTTTCAGGTGAGTACCTCTGAGGTTTAAATGCTGCCCACTTTAAAGCTTCAGCATCTCCTTCCATTAAGAACTCGTTGGCATCCTTCCACTTAGACATGGGTACATAGTAAAACTTTTCTGGCATCAGGTTATAAAGCTTTTGTGCTGCAGCTTTACCTGTAGCATCAGACAATTCCCCTGCGTAGACTACTGTTTCAAATGAGTCTAAGTACTTATGGTTTTCTTTTATGAAAGTTTCGGACATTGATCCACTTGGCAAAGACTTAACTGGGTAAGCTCCATCCATAACCTCGTACAAACTGGCGGCATCAAACTCACCTTCAGTAAGATAAATTCTTTTAGAAGATCCTGCGTTAAACTCAGGACCAAACAAAGAGTTCTGACCTTTACCTTTCCAGAAGAAACGTTTCTCGTGGTAGCCACGATACTTAACAGCACCATTAGGATACTGAAATGCGTATCTTACTGGAGTGTTATTCTCTCCGTACTGTACTTGAATATTAAATAGTTTAGCAGTCTTTTCTTTTAGTCCACGTATGCCATCAAACCTACCGCTGATAACCTTGGTCTTATGTAGGTCTACCTTTGGTGGTGGAGGTGGGTAGGTTGCTTCAGCCCAATCAAATTTTTTATCTGATCCAGGGTAACCCCTACCACACGAGTGACAGTGACCAACCTTCTGGTTGATGTTGTAACTAAATGCGTCACTGCTTGCACAATCCTCATAAGGACACGGCTGATGTGTTATCTCTCCGTTGTTCTTTACTACTGCTTTCATTGTTAACCCTTTCTAAAAGTTTTCTTCTGGCTTTCTTTGGAAAGTCTTCCATATTCCATCCGTTATTAACTTGCTCCACTGCCCAACTATAACTTATATCAAAACATCTAGCAGCTTCAGCTATACTGTCAAAGGTTTTTCCGTATAACCTACATGATCTACCTGGTTTTTTTATTGTTGGTGCATGTTTGATACGTATATGACAAGGTACTCCCTTTGGTTGCACTATGTATCCCCCATATTTTTTGGGGCATACACTGCACCGTTGTACTGACTACCAGTCTCAGTGTCTGCACCAAAGTTACACCAAGCTAGTATAACTAGTATTGCCATGATCCAATAGAAAGAAGTCTTCACCCACTTGATAAACCCTTCAAATGTTTTCTTAGCTTCTATCTCTGCTGCTTGACTAGGTGTCATTGTTGTTTCTCCTTTCTAATTTCCTCTACACCTACTGCATAATACTGACTTGTCTCAAACATATCTAAGATAATTCGTTTGTCTTTTGCCCTCATGTAAAAACTTATATGACTATTGTCATCTCTGTTCTTTTTTATTTTAACTAAGTACTGCTTCACTGTTGTGTCTCCACCTCTAGACAAGCCACTGTCTCTGACTTGTGCGTTATCATCTTAGCTGCTTTGCTCAATTGTATCTGGCACTCTTCTAGTGTGGCATAGCTACCCAACTGATAATGCTCCACTGTCTGTGTACTAAACAGCTGCATCCATACTAATACAAACATCATTTACTCTCTCCTATTTTATCAAGCTTATCTTGTAAACGTATTAACCTTTTCTCTAAAGTAACAATCCTATTTGCTAATTCTATTTTTCCTTTTGTGTCATAATAATATTCTACTTTATCTTCGTCACTCCACCAAGGACTATATGCCATCTTCTATCTCCTTAAACATAATCATAATCATATTCGGCATCCAGTGACACCCATGCTCTTTCATATTCATAATCCCAGTTAGTACCACCATCTTCCATCTCTCCTTCTGCTATAATCTTAGCCCAATGATTTATGCTAGGCTCGTGGTTAAGTGGTAGTTCACCCTGGAAATGTATCCTGTACATTTCTAAGATTTCAATAGGCTTTTCTTTATCGTAGTTTAAGTCTCTCATTCTATATCCTTCCTATCCAATGAGATACATCATCGTGGGGATCGTCTGTCCAAAACCTCTCCGTATAATTCATCTGCAAAATTCCTTCCTGTTACTCTACTAACAGTATTGATTGCAGCTTCAGCCCCCTTTTCAAATCCTTCATCAAAAGCATCAGCAACATCCTCGTTGTCTCTGTACTTTTTGTACAAAAACCCTGCGAGAAAAGACAACACAATCAACAGCACTGTGATTGGCTCAGGTATGTAGATAGTCAATGGTAGTTCCTCTCATACTTTTCTTTCTTCCATCTCTGGAAATCTTTCTGTGTTAAATCATTCTCGTCTAGAAACTCGTGAAGTTCTAGTAGTCTTTCAAACAATTCAACGTTTGTCATTAGCACCCTCTTAAGAGTTTCTTCATCAGTCTCTTCACTCATGGTTGCTAACCCTGCTTTAAATTCTTCCTCTGTCATTACAACCTCCGTTGTTACTTAAGGTAATACTACAAGTTATATTAATAATAATATTAATAACAACATAATTATAATTAACTGTAAGTTATACCCTAAGTATTAGTTATGAGTTACAAATTTCGTTTCAAGTATGGCAGATTGTCTCACCCATACAGTTGGTAGTAAGCCCAGATATAAACAACAATCCAGGCTACTAATCCTATGGCTTCACCCACCTATTATCTTTATCTCCACTGATACTCCTTTCACTCTTAAGAATTTTTTCACCAATCGATCAACCTCATCCTTGTTTTTAGTAGAGTAAAAAGCAAAGAGGTTGTCGCTCCTATCATGGATGTTGATCTGATATATCTTTGGCATCAGTCTAACCGTGACCCCATCCAAGCATCCAAACCATAAGCTTTTAAAACTCTGGCTGCAGCGATAGCACCCTGTTCCTTACAGTCTATGTTCTGGAAGTAAGACTTACTTGGATTCCACCACTGAAATCTTTTCTGTGTCCAATCTTTCTGTAAATCCAGGGCGGCAAAGATTTTTCTTTCTTGTCTTCCTTCTTTGGTGTTGCCCTTGTGCTTAGGATCAATCGTGACCCAAGCAAACCCACAAGAGAAAGCATCCTCACCTTTAAGAACATCGTTAATGTATTTATCCGTAGCTACTACGGCTGCTGCAAATGCTTCTAGTCTCACTTGCTTTGCGTTGTCTTGTGTTACTCTCATTCTATCATCTCCTTTTTAATTGTGCAGTGTACACTCCCACTGTCTGCTGATATTGAGTAGAAAGATTTACTATAATCCATAGTGTTAATCTTATTCTCGTTCCTAACAATTGTTATGTGTTTGATGGCTGCCCTTCTAGCTTTGAGGCTAGACCCAAAGTATCTGGTATATCTTTCCTCGTACTCTTTTGTTTCTGGTAACCAATCACTAATTCTTAACGTCCAAAAGTTTCTTGTTTTCATTTTTAGTTTCTCCTTGTTTCTTACATAGTCACATACTGGTCTGTGTTCATGGTGTAGCTTACACCTATCTCATAATCTATATGTCTTGAGTAAAGTTCTGCTAAGGCGTCAGCTACAGCTTTTACTTTCTGATGAAACAAATCTATTTGTTCTTCCCTATCATCACCGTACATATCCCAACTGATAGGTACTACTGTCTCAACTTCTTTCCAGTGCTTCCACCTGTGCTTATCATCACTATCCTTTGGGTTGATGATCTTATTTCTGTGAGAGTAAACATAGATTACTGCGTCATGGTAGTCACCTACATGTATCTTATATGTTTTATCTTGTATCATTTTCAATCAATCCTTTCTCAGCTGCGAATGAAAAATAGTTTGTAGTTCTAATTCTTTTTTGTGTGCTTCTTTCTCTTGCCACCTCTCAAAGTATGGTGAGGTGTTATCCATCTCCTTTCCTTTTAGGTACTGGTCAACGTGTACCATCTCATGAATTAAAGTTAGTTCAAGTTGTGGTATAGGCAATCTCTTGTTTAGTCTGATAGTAAACTCTTTGTCTTCTTCGTACATGCAGTCACCACAGTAGTCTTCTAACTTAGGTAGCACCCCTTCAAAGTTCAAGTGTATACCCTTAACATCTGGAAACAATTGATCCTGACAAAAGTTTACTACCTTACATATGAGGTCTTCCTTTTTCTTTGAGAACCTACCAGAAAAATAAACTATCATTTTATAAATCCTCTATGAAAGCAAAGCCTCCACCGTTACCCTCTGGATCTTGCGAGAGTACAAACTTAAACAGGTCAGAACCTTTCTTCATTATAAATGTAGGCCAGTATTGTTCTGGATTATACTTACATTGTGCCATAGTAAACGATAGTATTTGTGCTCCCTTCAAGTGTTGATACTGTGAGGTGTAAGCTTCTATTTCATCTCTTCTAATCATTGGCCTTCATATCCTTTCTGAATGCTATTCCACACTTGGGTATCTTTATGTACTCCCTAGTTTCAATATGTTTAAACCCCATATATTCTAGGTTGTCTCTTCCTACCTCAGTACCCATGTACATGTAGTCATAGACTAAGGCTCTCTTTGCTCCATCAAAAGCTTCCCTTGCTTCCCTTTCTAAGTCTTTATCATTCATAATTCTAATCCTCCAAAGTTTTGTTGTTGTTGTTGTTTTTAATATCCAAATTTAATTTCGGCCTCCAGAATACCTCCCAGAATACATCGTTTAAAACTTTGTCTAATTCTTCTTCAGAAATTTCTGCAGCTGACATCTTCCACGTTCTCTCTTTCATTGGCTTACCTCAGTCAGCATTTTTATAAAGACAAGTACTTGTTCCTCACGTTCAAATTGTATTTGCCACCTTTGATCTTCAACGTCATTTTCTAAATACCATACGCCATGATCAAAACTTATTACAAAATTGTACTTCATTGAACCAACCCTTTGAATAGGTGCTTGACTACATCCACAGTCCAACCATTGCCTAGCATCTTATACCTTTGGGTATTGCTAACGTGGTCAGTGTATCCATCAGGCACAGTCTGAAGTCTTTCACATTCTACTGGTGAGAGCTTTCGCCATGTTGTACCCTCGTCAAGTGTGAGGTGGTTGTTGTGCTCCCATGCACTAGTGCTGATGGTGGGTGTCTTACCGTCCAAAGCTTTCAGTCCACCTTTGTTAAATCCTCTGGCTCTTTGTAAGATCTTAGGGAAAGCAAGCACACTGTCCTTCTGTACAGTAGTCAGGCAACCACCCTTATCATCTTTGCGTAGCTCTAATCTGGCTACTGGTTCAATGGTTCTGTCGTAGTCTTTACGTGTACCATTTTCATCTAGCCTACGATTAACTATCCTAGCACCCTTCACGGCTACCTTTGGCTGAGTGTTACCACCAGTAGTGGCTAATAATGTTGGTGCTTTACCGTCAACACCGTAAACTCTACGGATGCTTTCCCTACCTTTGATATTAGTAGCAGTACCTATTACATTCATTCCAGAACCAAACACGATTTGTCTTCTACTCTTTTCAAAGTACAACCTGACATTACTAGCACCACCACCTTTGTAGTAACTTGCATCTAAGCAATAAGACTTTTCTCTGTCAGTATATCCGTCTTCTAAGATATCAGCTAAGACTGTACCTTTATCCTCTGGCAATCCGTCCACTGGTATGTTCGTCCAGTAAAGCCTACGCCTATTCTGTGCTGATACTAGGTTACTGTTTATTTCAACAGGTTCTACACCTAAGTACTCAGTAATAATCTGTTGAGATTGTTTACTCATTTTAACATTCTCTAACATAAAGTATTTAGGTTTGAGAGCTTTCAACAATCGTATGTATTCAAAGAAGAGTTGTGACCTAGGATCTTCAAAGTTTAATTGCTTTCCTGCAAAGCTAAAGCCTTGGCAAGGTGAGCCACCAATAAGCAAATCAATTTTGTGACCACAATCAAATTCGTCTAACAAATATTGATCGCTAGTCTTAACGTTCTGGACATCACCTAGGTGCACCATGTCAGGGAAATTTGCTTTAGCTACTTTGATTGCGAACTTATCAATCTCAGAAGCAAAATAGTTTTTAACTGGTACACCTAATTTTTTTAGGGCTATCTGTCCACACGACATGCCATCAAATAAGCTTAGTACATTCATAATATAATCCTTTTCTCTATAGGTGGTGGAGCTTAGAAATACGCCCCACCTACCAACAATAATTATCAGGTGCTAAACACGTTTGGTTTAATACTGAAATGCCTCTTAGCAGTCTCAGTATCTATCGTGAAAAGCTGTCCAGTTTTAAGCTTGGTAATTAACCAAGGGCGTTTAGATGCTTTGGGTCTGAACTCTGTCAGGCTGTAGTCATCTCCACTAAGGCTAGCAATTTTAGTTAAGTCTAATCCTTCAAGTGAAGCAAACCTTTCAGTGTCTTCTTGCTTCCTAGTCTTAGCTCCGTTCTTAGTAACCTTAAGTTTGTATGTTGCTTCACCGTCAGAATAGGTGCACCCACCTAGCTCAAGAGTGATACCGTGTTTATCAGTGTTGAATGTTGCTAATAATTCTTCTAGGTCAGAACGTAAAATCCTGAGTGATGGTCTATCAAATTTTGTCATTTTATATCTCCATGTTAGACAAAGTGTAGAGTATGGCACTATAGGTAAACTTAGCACCGTCTGGGGTAGTATTTCCTTGCAAGTGATTATTCAATTCTGCTGATGCTTTATACAATCCAAGCTTAGATAATAACCTGTAAGTAAATTCGTACAAGTTTTGATCGTTGTTAATCCAGACGCTAACATTCTGGGTTTCCCAAGTAGGGTAACAATCTCTTGAAGTAAGTCTCATTTTTCAATCTCTTTTAAAATCTTTAAAGCCTTTTCATAATTGTGGATACTCCCATGCAAACAAACTATCTCTGTTGATACAAAGCTTGGACGCACCCCATCACCATATCTGTTTTCTAAGCTTTTTATATCTGATAACTTTTTAAGTATCATAACGCTTAGGGTTTCCTCTAATCCATCATAGGTATACAAGCCTTTATCTAACCAATTCTTAATGATGCTTTCTGTTAACTGTATCATTCTTATATTTACCTTTCTGTTGTTGTTGTCTTATTTAGTGACACCTTAAAAGATGCCACCAATAAAATAACAAGTTACACGTTTACTAGGTCAACACACTCAACATGATATCTAGAAACGATATCACCATTGTCTAAGGATCTATTAGCTTGGTTTCCTGCTACATAATCGCACCAAGTATTCCACCAGTATTCACTTCCTTGTTCTTGTGTCATGGCAACATAACCCTCTATTTTCTTGCGTCTTGTATCAGGCTTAACTTTACCAAGCTTAACCTGACTTTCATTCATACCTAAACGTTTCAAGTTATGGCTATCTATACAAGCTACGTTAAACCCTAGGCATTGGGCAACAAACGCACTCTTGACCATACCTAGGTTAGGTACTGGTAAAAATAGTTCTATTGCCTTGGTGCAAGCTTCAACACTATCAACACCTAGCGTCTCTTTAATGTGCTGTACTTTACCAAATAAGAAAGCGTCATGCTTTTTGACAAACTCCAAACCATCACCCTTTTTACCCCACAAAAATCTGGAATTTGAACCCTCTAAATTACAATCTTTTATTTGATTTTTGCATGTGCTCAAACCTGCCTGAATTGTAGTAAGAACAAATAACGCTACGGGTACTACTGACTGTTTTTGTTCACATATCTCAATAATTGCTTTGGTATCTCTCTTATACATTTTTAATATCCTTTTCTATTCTTACATATTCTACTGATTTAGTACCTAAAATATCCCACATAGTTCGGTGTAAATAATCGCTACCATCACCAATTGTTGCAATGGTACGTTCTGTTTTCTCATTTGAGAATTTTACTATTATGTTAAAAAATATTGAATTTTGTTGAACTTCAAAATTAGCAAATAAGTTTTTTAACTTATTGTTTTTGATTGGTGGTGTTGATAATTTATTCATTTCATTAAACTCCTAATTCTTTAATAGTGTGTAGTGTTGCTTTATTTCTGAACGTTCCAATTTCTACAGTAACATCTTTATCTTTATAGTTTTCTATTGAATAAGCTTGTCCTGAATTTGTTGCTGTCTCAAAGGTAAAACCGTTTCTTGCTTTATCTAATACAGCACATAAGAATTTTGGATTGCCCATTGTGCTATTTTTAAGACGTCTTAAAATTCTGAATTTACCAGTATGCCTTGTGATGTTTTTCATTTTATCTAAAACCTTTTCTTGTTGCTTAAGACGACAATAAACCCACGCAGCTTGAATAGCAAAAAAATAAAACCTAATAGATTCAATAGGTTAGCAGTAATTCAAAAAATAATTTTCAGTATGTTATCTTAAAAAGCACCGGCAAACTGTAAGTGATTCGTTTTGAAATGACCGGCAATAGGTACGGTTTCTATAGGGGTATATATATAATGTGTAAGCTTGGCATAGGGGTATACATAAAACTTGCTGTATTGCGCTTGCCTCTGAAAGTTTAATGCTAAACGAATAACACACTGTAAATAGTTTAACGTTAAACTACTTTTATCCTGTATTTGTTCAGTATTAAACTAATTGTCAGTAAAATAGTTCAATATTAAACTACTTTGAGGGGGTCGGGCATGCGCCACGGTGGGGGTATACGTTACGTGTATATGCCTGATGACAGAGATGGGTATTTTCAGTCTGTTAACCACAATTTATTTAAAGTGGTTTACAGTTGAACAATAATTTTGCAGGGGTATAACTACTGGTATGAAGCTGTTTAAGAGAAACAACAAGTATTACCTGTTTGATTCCCAGGGAAAGCTGCTGCTTATTACCAGGTCAAAGGGTATATGCTTAAAGATTATGGGTAGTAGGGTGTGACATGTTGTCACTTAAAGGGTATTATCCTTGTTTTAACCTTGAAGCGTGTATAACTAATAGTATATACTTACTATAAGTAATACTTTAAGTAATTATTATTAATGATAATTAATTAATATTAATAATATTACCTTAAGTATAACTAATAGTACCCCACATTATTTTTTGTTGTCCATTTTTTTAGAAAACGACTGTTGACTTGTGGAGTACTTTACGTACAACTACACAACACAAGTAATTATCATGAACAAAAGAGTAAAGTACTTCGAGTCTGACTCAGTACTAGAAGAGTTCTACAAAGCTCTAGCTGACAAAAATGAAAACAGGTTAAGAAGGGTACACATACCTCGTTCTGACGTGTTCTATGTTAGAAGAGCTTACTACGAATCTACAGGACACTGGGTTTCTTTAGACAGAATGGAAAGATCTATGTACCTCGAAGGTTTTTTACGTAAGCAAGACGTTCTAGACCCTGACAGAAAAAGAGACTGGGAGTAATACATGGACGGTTTAAAGATACCAGTAGCTCTAGTCTTTGCAATGGCTATACAGTTAGTTGCTTTGGTCTGGTACATCAGTAATTTAGTACACGATATAGAACACTTACAAAACAAAGTATCAGAACAACAACAACACCTAGAACTGTTAGGCCTAGACGTGAATGACCTGTGGACGTTTTGTACTTTCACTGAAAACAAGTGGGCTGAAGCCTACATTGATGACATGGTATACCAACGTGTCTGTGGAACTAAAGAAGTTGTGGGGGAATAAATGGTCATAGACTTTGACGTAGATGGTGATGGTAAAGTTACTCTAGATGAAGTAGCCATGAAAGAGCGTATGCTTGAGGTTGAGCTACGAGAAGAGAAAGCTGAGTCACAAAAGAAGATGGCTTGGATAGCTATGGTAATGATGGTTGGATTTACAGTCGTTTTGTTTACACCACTAATGTCAGACACAAGAGTAGCAGCCCTAGCAGATTTGCTTGGGCTATTTTACATTGCTCAAACAGGTATCGTAGCAGCTTATATGGGAGCTACAGCTTACATGGCAGGTAAGCCAATGGGCAACAAGATAGCAATGAAGAAGGATATGAGATAATGCCAGCACCACTCGCAATACCTGCAGCAGCAGCTTTAGCTTTAGCAAGATCAGCAGCTAAACAAGCAGGAGTACCTATAGCTCAGTTAACTAAGAAGATGATTCAAAATGCTCCTATCCCTGTAAGGTGGAAAAAATTATTTCAACCCAAAAATACTGCAGGTGAATCAAAGATAGCTAACGCAATTAAATCAAGCAGAACTATGGCTATGGGTGAGGGAAAATTTGGACTTACTGGTTTAGGTATAGGTATAACTGCAGGTGTTGCAGGTACTGTGTTAGCAATGACAAAAGATAAAGATAAAAATAAACAAGTAAATAAAAAGAAAGCTCAACCTAACGTAAGAGTAGGACTTAAAACAGGTGCTACGAAAAAAGGAAAAACAGGTAAAACAGGAACTACAGTAAGTAGTCCACCTAAAAAGAAAGTTGTAAAGCCAAAGCCAAGACCAAAGAAACCTGTTCCTAAAGTTAGACCAAGAGTGAGACCAAGCTCATGAGTTTTAGATTAAGCCAAAGATCTGTAGACAGACTAGAGGGTGTACACCCAGATATGACAGCAGTAGTTGAGAGAGCTATCCAACTGACAGACACAGACTTTGGAGTGACGCAGGGTGTCAGAACCTTAGATGAACAAAAGGCTAACGTAGCTGCAGGAAGATCACAGACCATGAGGTCTAAGCACTTAATTCAACAAACTGGTTTTAGTCACGCAGTAGATGTAGTAGCTTATGTTGGTTCTGATGTTTCTTGGGAACTAAACTTGTACGACAATATTTGTGACGCATTTAAAAAGGCTGCAGAAGAAGTAGGCTGCAGTATCAAATGGGGAGCAGCTTGGAGTGAAGGAGATATAAGATCTTACCCAGGCAGCGCAGAGGATGCTATGATGGCATACGTAGACTTAAGACGCAGCCAGGGGCGTAGACCCTTTATCGATGCTCCCCACTTTGAATTGATGTAAAATGGAAATAGAACAAACAATAGGTGACAACTTCAGCGGCACTAAAAACATAACTGTGTCTACAGGTGGGGGCAGTGACCTAGAAGCAGGAATAGAATTTATCTACGACATGCGTGAGCACATGGTAGATATTGGCATAGCAACTGTCTACGGTCTTGTAGTCTTTGCTGTAGTAATGTGGATCAGAAAAAGGTTTTCGTAGTGAGATGGTTATTACTCGTATTATTTTTATCTTCTTGTGGTTTGAGTACTCTCCTACCGCTAGGAAGATCAGGCGGTCCTACAGTAAATTCTAACGCACAGGTAGGTGCTGAGAATAGACAAGCTGTAATGAGTGTTGAACAAAACACTACTGCAGGAAGAGACGTAATCAAAAAAGAAGTAGAGACAGGAACTGTGGAAAACTTAGACATCATCAACACCAACATACCTCCTTGGGTTATTTTGTTGTTAATTCTAGGTTGGCTCTTGCCAACACCAACAGAAATGATTAGAGGTGTAACAGATTTTGTTTTGAGACTGTTCGGAAGAAGAGATAATCCGAAGTACGACAGGTATAAGTAAATGGCTGTACCTGAACGTGTCAAAAATAAAATGAAAGCTGTTGGCCTCAAAGGTGTCAACAAACCGCAAAGGTTAAATGATAGTAGTGATAAGTCACATCATGTGATGGCATCTGAAGGAGGCAAGTACAAGTACATAAAGTTCGGGCAGGAAGGTGTAAAGACAAATCAGACTGCAGGGCAGCGTGAAGCTTTTAAATCGAGACACGCAAAGAACATATCAAAAGGTAAAATGTCAGCAGCGTATTGGGCAGACAAAGTTAAATGGAGTGCTTCTAAAACAAAATCTCCTTCTAAGAAATGGGTTAAAGGATCATAAGATAATGAACAAAAAAGAAATAATTATTTTTGCGGCATGGGTTGGTATAGCCTCTGTAATGGCAGCTTCATCTGTTTACGCAAAAGATTTCTCAGTAGCAGGTCAGACTGTCTCGTTTGGAGCAGCATCTGATTTAAACTACACAACTGGTTCAGAAGACTGGGAATGGGAAATGACACCATCAGCAGGTTTATCTGCTATGGGTATTGGCTTAACGATGTCTACTGACATTGATATGCTGACTCTTGACGAAGGAGACATCTTTCAAGGCTTAGACTTTACAGCAGACTACACTGTACCTAGCACAAACATTAGTTTATATACTGAAGTATCAACAGACACAGACCTAGAGTTTGGTGATGTAACAGTAGGGGCTACGGTCAGTTTCTAATGTGGATAGCCTTTATGCTCCTCTGTACTGGACCTTCCGCATCATCTTGCGAGATAATTGCAAAGACAAGAGCACCATTTACTACAGAAGAAGCATGTGCTGAAGAAGCATTATTAGTAACTAGATACTTTCAAGAACAAGGGTATCTAGCAATTCCCCAATGTGAGAAAATAAACATAGGAGTTTCATTATGAGAATAGTTAAATGGATAGGAAGATACTTAAAAAGAGTAGCTTGTGCACTATTAAACATTAAATGCGGTGCAGATTGTAACTGTAAGGCGTAGGACTATGGCTTTATCAAAACAAAATAAGACCAAAGTAAAAAAAGTAATCAAAGGGTTAAACAAAGCTGTTAAGGCTCACGCAGGACAAGCAAAGGCTTTAAAGAAAGTAACTGGCATGTCTAAAGGGGGTAGTACTGTAAACAAAGCAGGAAACTACACAAACCCTGGAATGAGAAAAACTTTGTTTAACTCGATTAAAGCAAGTAGCAAAGGTGGAAACCCTGGTCAGTGGTCTGCTCGTAAAGCTCAGATGTTAGCTAAACAATACAAAGCTAAAGGTGGGGGCTACAAGACTTGAAAGCTCCTCAGAAATCTCTTAAGAAATGGAGTCAACAGAAGTGGAGAACTTCTGATGGATCACCATCTAAGGGTAAGAAGAGGTACTTGCCTGATAAAGCATGGAAAGCTTTAAGTTCTGAGGAAAAGGCTGCTACTAACAAAGCCAAAGCCGCAGGAAATAAAAAAGGAAAACAGTTTGTTGCCCAACCAAAAGGTGTAGCAAAGAAAGTAAAACCCTACAGAGCTAGTAAGGGAGGCCTAGCTAGAAAGAAAAAATAAATATGTCGTTTCTTACTAGCAGTATACCGTACTTCAAAGCTTGGGTACGTAGAGAATACACAAAGAACTTAGAAGATTACCACGGAGAGTTCTTACACGCTATGGTAATTGGTGTAACCACCATGCCAAACAGAACTCTGAGTTTCCAAGTTATCTTCACAGGTTGTGAATCAGATTTTGATGACTCACTTAACGTACATGGTGGAGCAATGTGGGCAAGGATGCCATTGACTGCACTTGTAGCAGATACTCCTTTAGAGGATTGGCCTACAGAGTTACCACCGTACTTAGCACAACCCTGGGATTGTATGTCGCATACTCACTCAGTACACAAATTAGAAAGAGCCTCACCTGCTCCTTGGATAGCAAAGATAGATGGTGAGTTTTATCCTGCAAAGTATTACTTCACTGTTGACTACACAGACAACGAAGTAGCAGATGACCCTGCACAACATAAACAATCTCATGTTTTGGAGTTGTTAGACGCAGGAGAATACACAGGTAACATGGTTGCGTTGCCCAATAATAGAGTGAGAGTAACTCACCCTGCTTGGTTTGAAACTGGTGAAGGTGCTCCAGACTTTAAACCAAACCAGAACATATATAACTCAAAAGAAGACGTAGACTATGTATGGGATACGCAACGAGTCTTTAACAATTTGTACAGTATTAATGGTGAGGAAGAATAATGGCAAAAGAAGATTACAAAGGACAATTTAAGAGTTTAGCTAAACGATTAGGGCCAGGGTATACTGTAAAAAAACTAAAAGGAATGTCTGAAAAAGATTTAGAAAAACTCATAAGACTTGAAGATTATATGGATGAAGAAATAGCAATTAGAAAAAATCTTAATAAGGGTGGTATGATGAAGAAAAAGGGTTATGCTAAAGGCGGCATGAAGAAAAAGGGTTACGCAGCAGGAGGATTAAAAGCTCCTAGTGCATCTCAGTCTGGTCTTAAAAAATTACCTACAGCAGTTCGTAACAACATGGGTTACATGAACCAAGGTGGTATGCCAAAGAAAAAGAAAGCTTACGCCAAAGGTGGTAAAGTTGCTATGTACAACGTAGGCGGCATGGTTAAATCTTCTGGCGAAATCAACACTGGTATTGCTAGACCTAAGAATACTTACAAGTAAAAGGATAATACAATGGCTTCTTACAAAGATTATAAAAGTATCTCTGCCGCTAAAAAAGCAGGATCAATATATTACATGAATAAACAAGGCAAGAAAATGCTTGCCGTAACAAAAGAAGATTTAGATTCTTGGAAGAAAAAGAACAAAGGTAAGTACAAAGGTTCTGCTCTTACAGCTTGGGCTAACGCAAAAGGTAAAAACATTAGCGGTGCTCCATCATCTTCAAAGAAACCTAAAGCACGTCCAGACTCAGATAAAATTACGGTTGAGAAGTTACCTCCTGCTTTTACTATTAAGACTAAAGGTGCTCAAGCTAAAGAAAGCATTGGAGAGCGAGAGTCTAAATCTAAGCAAGTAGACAAAGTTAAAAAGGTTGCTGAAGAAGGTTTAGCAAAAGCTACTAAGTTTGATGAATGGTACAAAAAGAACGGAAGTGATTACAAAAATAGAGCAAGAGCTATGGAAGCCTATAAGATGGGTCCAGGCAAGACAGAAGGCACTAGGTACGGAAACTCTAAAGGTAGCCTACAGAAAAAGAAAAAAGGTTATGCTAAAGGTGGAATGATGGACTATCGTACAAAAGGAATGTTTTACGGTGGTGGTATGACTAGGAGAACTAGCAAATGAAACTAGAAGGTGATAAGATAGTAGATCAATACGGAGCAGTTCTTGGTGAACGTATTCACGGAGAGTGGCACACTAAAGATCCTGCTGTCTTAGAGTTTATTATGAACCAAGGAAAACCTGAGACTGTAGCAGATGTAGTAGAACAAGAGAGAGTACGTGCTCGAAATGAAAGGGGTCATTACGTAAAGGATGATCCTTCTACTCCTGATGTTAACGAAGCATGGACTACAAAAACTAAAGGCAAGTCATAACGGGGTTGCATATTTATCACTACTCTGGTATAACTACTTGTATATAACTATCCTCACCCAGTTAGGGCTAACAAATACAGAGGATAGAAAATGTTTAAAAGATTGTTCAACAAAATTGTAGAATCAAGAACAGAGTCAGCTAGACGTAAGATTGCACGTATTCAACTTTACAAAATGACTGATAGAGAATTACTGGACTTAG